CGGCTTTTGCAAATGCTGGATCAGCCAATGTCAGCCCAGTTATCAGTAAGATTAATGGCCTATTGGCAAGTCCGATCGGCAAGCGCGATATCCCATCGCAGGCTCTGACTTGGCTTAAGGGTAAATTGGTGGATTCCAAAGGGGATCCTGAAACCGATCCACAGAATCTCTATGCAGTCCGTCAAGATATTAATGATGCAATCGCAGGCAAGTTAGGCGGCGAACAATCTAAGTTCAAATTGGCGCAGGGGCAGCTTATCCAAATGCGCAATGAGTTGGATAATACAATCGAAGGCGCAGCTCCGGGTTTTAAGGCTTATTTGACACAATATGGTGCGCTTTCCAAGCCTATCAATCGGATGCAGACGCTGCAGGACTTGCAAGATCATGCAAGCCTGACCGCAGTCGATCCGATGACTAAGCAGCCATTCTTAAGCCCCGCGAAATTCAGCAATAAGCTCGATGATATCAAGACCGACCCTTTCAGCGGGCTCGAGCCTAATGATATCTCACGCTTAGAAAAGATCCGCGCAGATATGCAAAATCAGCAGGCGGTAAATGGGCCCTTAATGAAAGCACCTGGATCTGACACATTCCAAAATTTTGCAGTTAATTCCAAACTCCTTTCTCCGCTAAATGCGGTTTATAAGCCATTTGGAGTGGATAAAAAGGTTATGGAATTAGCTACTGAAGCTGGGACTAATCCACAGTTAGCAGCAGCCTTAATGCGCAAAGCAAATGCGCCGAAGTGGTCGGATTTTAGCTATCGTCCCGGAGATATTGGGACAACCATGGGGATTATGGCAGGAACTGGGCCGGTATCTAAAAGGCAACAGTTACTCTCAGAATATCTCAACAAGGGTTCGCAATAGACTCGCGGCCATTGAAACAATGGTAATAATGAACACGATAGCAAACATGGATAGAACTATGAATATCATTTGTATCCATCCTGTTTCGCCACTTTCAGACAATGCTCATACGATAGTTTAGCTACTGGGTAGCCGATCAGTCCGCCGCCGTATGCGCGGCATTCGCGAGAGCCGCCATTGTCGCTATGTAGTAGCGTCGATTCGTTGGCGCAGGCGCTGAGAGCCAGCGCGAAAAGTATTGTGCATAGTTTGGTCATGCTCTGATTCCTAGTTGGTTTGTGAAGATAATCGGCGCCGACAAATTCTGAGAACATGGGTAGCGCTAATACCGAATTGTTCTCCAACTGCTCGCAACGTTTGCGTTTTAGCAAGATTGCGAATAGTTTCGAATTGATCTAAAGGCACTTTTTGTTGCATCCGTCCTTTGGTGGCAGCATCTCGGTTGTTTTCTAATCTAGTACCGAGAACTAGATGTGCAGGATTTACGCAGGGTGGATTATCACAGGTATGCATGATTACTTTTCCAGATGGAATCGGGCCGTTCGCGCGTTCATATGAATAGCGATGAGCGCGAATGCTTTTCCCACCCGGAAGAATCAGTAATCCATAACCGTATCCGTTATGGCTGGCAGTCCATTCCCAACAACCAGTAGGCATAACTTGGTAGCGCTCATGGAAAATATCTTCTGGGCCTAATATTGCGAATTGTGTATGGGTACCGGCTTTATGATGTACATCGTAGTGATAAATGCATAACCCCCGTGTTTTTGCAGGTTTTTCACAAAGGTGACATGTTGATCTATTGGTTTGCTTAAATCCCATGTCAAACAGTATATAACCTTAGCATAGGAATGGCAATATGGCATTTGATGGCAATGGTACATTCAATCGACTTTACAGTTGGGTACAGGATGCTAGTAATGGCATAAACATCACTGCAAGTCGTGTAGATGCCGAAGACTCAGGATTTGCCACTGCTTTGTCTTTATGCGTCACGAGGGATTCACAGGGCAAGATGGCTGCGGACTTCGTGCCAGGAACGACGGGGGTCTATAACTTAGGCACGGTGGCCCGCCAATGGCTCGCGGTTAATGCTATTTCTGCTGCGATTGGGGCTATTTCAGTAGGCCCTGCCGCCAGCGGCGCATCGCTTTCGGTCAACGGTGGAGCACTTGCCTCTGCGGCTTTTAACGTTACTGGCTCAACGGCTGCCAATCAATTCGTAGCGAGGTTTAACAGTAACAATACAACCGCTGGGCAGAGTTATGGGATCCAAGTGCTAGCCGGCACAAATACCGCTGATTATACCCAGCAGTGGTATAACGCCGCTGGTACTCTGGAATTGATGGCTATTGATGGCGCTGGAAACCTCCAAGTTTCAAATGGCGCTGGCAATAATCTTGTTGGGCCTGTCTATGCAGGTATTCCACAAGACTTGCAATCCGGAGCTAGTTATTCTCTGGTCTTAACCGACGCCAATAAGCACATCTATAACAAAACGGCAGGATGCGCTTATACGATTCCTGCCAATGGCAGTGTGGCTTTCCCCATCGGTACAGCCACTACGTTTGTTAATCGCAGCGGTTCTAATGCCACAATCGCCATTACGACCGATACGCTTGTTTGGGCGGCGGGCGGCGGAACTGGTACGCGAACACTAGCCAATAACGGTATAGCCACAATCTTGAAGGTCGAAAGCACTGTTTGGATGGTTTCTGGCACCGGATTGAGCTAGTGGGCAACCAGCAAATGGAACTCGCTGGCGGCTTTATACCGGTAACGAGTGCTTACACAACGGTTCAGGTAGGCACCCCCGAGACGGTCCCGGCTAATGCCGCACTGGTCGTTATCAAAGTCTATGCCTCGGGCGGTTCAGGCCATAGTGATAACAGCGGCGGTAATGTTGGCGGTGGAGGTGGGGGCGCACGATTCATCACGCTAGCTATTCCTGTTGCTGGTGGCAATACTTTTACTGTCAATTTAGCCGCGGGTGGCCTCGGTGTAGCAAGTCCTAATGATGGCAATCCAGGTGGCAATGCTACTGTTACGGGTACTCCGGCAGGTGGTGTGCTTTCGATCACCTGCCTTGGTGGTGGCCCAGGTACTGGATCGGCAGGTGGGGCTGGAGGAACAGCCGCTGGTACTGGATCAGCCTCTACTGGTACGGCGACAACTGGGAATCCAGGTACCTTTGCAAGCCCAGGTTTGGGCGGTGCTGGTCTTGATGGCTTTGGCGCGGGGAGTAATGGCAAAAATAATGGAATATCGAGCAGTAATGGTGCCATTGGTCATATCGAATTTGATTACTCATGACTTTCGCAAATAATGGCCAGCAATATTATTTAAACCAAAGTCCCGCATCGCTCCGTGTCGCGCTATCCAAAGATATCGGTACGCTTCAAGCTTCCCCAATCAATTTGTTGAACTATGGAGCCGATCGTACAGGCTCTGGTGATAGTACTGCAGCACTTAATACGGCTCTAGCTGCACAGCCAGGAAGCGCTGTTTATGTGCCATCTGGAACCTACAAAATTACTTCGCAAATCGTGATACCAGCAGGCACCATGCTCTATGGTGATGGCATGGGGATTACAACCTTTGTATTCAACAATCCCAGTAATAATCAGTTCGTGATCGGCGGCAATGAAGTCACGGCTCAATACTTTACTATTTCAATCACCGGTCTCGGAATAAATTCCAATGTTGCTGCGGTCAATATCAATGGAGCTGATTATTGCGAAATCTTACGCATAGAAGTAATTGGAGCATCGTGGGGTGGCGTTGGATTATTCACGACAAGTTCCCATAATTTAGTTGAGAAATGCTATTTTCATGGGTTCCAGGGAACCATACAGGATTCTGCTGATATCATCCTTTCCTATCAGACCGGTCCTACTGATTACAACATCATCCGAGATAATTATTGTCTAGGTGGCAATGAAACAGGCATTCACATGTTGGGTAATGTTGGCTCTAATCCTCAGTACAATTTAATTACTGGTAATCGCATTGGGCAGCATACGACCTATGGAATCATGGATTATCACAATGCCAATGGACTTGATGGTTTTAACCAGATATCCGATAACTACATTGAAAATATTCAAGGCACGACTCGCCCAGGAGGCGGCACCAGCGCGAGCGGTGCAGGGATTTATATTGCCGGGGCAGGCGGGGATTCTATCAAGGGGAATATAGTACGCAATTGCTGCGTACAAACGACATTTAGAAGCTTAGTTCCTGCTGGGATTGCGGTTACTCTAGGTCCTGCCGGTCAAGCCCCGGTAAATGTCATCGGGAATACAGTTGAGGGGATGACTAAATGGGATGGGATCTGTGTAGCCTCCAGCGCCAATGGAGCCAATATCGTTGGTAATATGGTTCGAATGCCTGCAAATACTACTGGCAGTGCTGCAATCAATATCTTAGGTTCCAGCAATGTAGTTTGTACTGACAATGCCATTGACATTACGCCAGTGACCGGGACAACGGTTGATGGGATAGACGTTAATCTAACGACAAGCCAGAATAATGTCGTCATTTCCAACAATCGTATCACCGGGGGCAATGCCCGCGGCATTTATATCACTTCTGGTGGTGCGCCCACTCTTACTACTGCGACGATCAGTGGGAACATTTTGAGTGGATCAGGCGGCGGTGCTAACGGGATCGATGTAATGAATCTCATCGGTGTCACAATCACCGGTAATAATGTAAATACAACTACTAACAAGGCACTGAATATTGCGACATGTACGCAGACGCGAGTATCTAATAATGTGCTGATTACTACTGGGACTACAGCAGTTGCCACATCCGGTACTTGCACTGGCAGTATACTTGATGAGAGCAATTATTTAAGCTCGAGCGCCGGTACACAACTAAATGCCGTCAGTAACGCCGGTACGCTTTTGAATATGCGCCAACTGGGAACTATCGCGCCGACCTCTGGCACGCAGATTCTAGGTGATGTTGTGTACTCCACCACGGGCGTCAGCCCATTTGCACTATGGTGTACGGCAGCAGGGAGTCCAGGCACATTTACCGGATTGACCATTCCATGAACGACGAAGTCACAGACTTAGTAACGCACGGCGGCTGGTTTATCGCGGGACTGACAACGCTCTGGGCCTTTGTGCTGCGCTGGATAGTCGGGCGGCACTTAAAGCAGTTCGATTCTGTCAATGTAAAACTCGAATCGATCGATATGCGGCTATCGATCATTGAAGGACGGTTTACAGAGCGTGACAGGAACGGTCGATACCGCACAAAACCTGGTGATTATCGGTGAGTGATGTACCGATGAAGGAATATGTGGATGCCCGTATGTCTGACTTTCGCACCGAAATGGACGCACGGGTCAGAGCATTAAGCGACACGCAGCGCGGGCAAAGTTCCTGGGCTGCGATTCTCATCAGCATAGCGAGCTTGCTGATATCGCTGTTGGCCGTATGGGTGCATAAATGAGCAAACTAGCCGAGGCCATAGCGCACGAAGAGGGGTACTATGTCCCAGGAAGTCTACCAAATAGAGATAATAATCCAGGGGACTTGCGTCATTCCCCCCACAGCTTCCATTCCGCGGATAGCCCAGATGCCATTGGACAAATTGATAGCGCTGCTGATGGATGGGAGGACCTTGAACGTCAGCTTGAAATCTACGCTAATCGGGGATTCACCTTAAGCCAAGCCATTTTTGAGTGGGCACCCCCAACTGAGAATGACTCTGCTGGCTATCTAGCGTATGTTGTCAATTACTTAGGTCCACCTGCAACCTCGGACATGCTGGTATCGGATGCACTGAAGTTAACTTAAGGAGATAAGATGTCAACGCCTACACCATTAACGCCCGAGAGTTTATCCCAGATCCTAGGCGCCCTCGATGCCGCGGCCAAGGCTAAGGAGAACAAGGTCGTTACTTGGCTTAAAACCAATTGGCTGCATGCGGTTGGACACTTGGGCACATGGACGATCGTAAGCGGCGCCATCCCCTGGGTGCTCAAGCACCTATAGATGCCGCGGCGCAAATCCAATGCTCCACCTTCTTATTTCGGCTGGCGCTATATCTGGTGGATGGCGTATAAAAACGCCATTACCATCCTAATGATTGTGCAGGGCGGCATATCGGCCATCACACTAGATCCATCCTTAGTCAGCCATAACACCTTTCACTGGATGCTGATCGCCAACTCGGTATTGTGCTTAACCCTTGCGCAGATCAAGCGCGACCATCCGCCGCCTAAGCGGGGTCGTAAGCGATGATTCCCTACGCCAAGATCATCGGCGCAGTGGCCCTCCTAGCCTTCTTTGCCTGGGGGGCCTATGCCGACTACTCAGCGGGTAAAAAGGCCGGCTCTGACGCCGTGCAGCGGCTGTGGGATGCCGATTTACTCAAGCGGCAGGCATTGACTGATGCTGCGATCGCGAAAGCCACCCAGGAACGGGATGCGGCCCTTACCGCTAATGGAGTTATCCAGGATGAATACCAAGCTAAGCTTACTGTTGCCAATAACAATGCTGCTGATTTCGCTCAGCGCTTGCGCAACGCAACATCCAGACTTCTTGCCAGTAGCAGTGCCATGCACTCGTCCGGTAGTGGACAAATCGCTCCTGACCCCAGTGCGCCATCAAGCGCTGGACAGCTTGGACAATTACTTGCTCTCATTACCGGACTTAGAAGTGAATGTATCGAAAACGCCGCCCAATTAACTGCGCTCCAGAAAGAGATCACGCCGCAGCTATGAGTACCAATGTCCGACGTCCAAGCTAAGGACTGGGATCATTTGACGGATGCCGAAAAACTGGCATGGTATGAAGCAGTGGACCGACTGCGCAGAGCGGCGAAGGCTAGCAAGCAATTCTATTTTCAGGCCATGGCAAGCCCAAACGAAGCAATCATGGACCGCATCAATACGGCCATCAAAATACTGACAGAAGCGTAACTCATGTGCAGCGCTACAAGGATGCATTGCGGGAGTTTCAGACCAAGTACTGGACAGAGGCGCTAGCCGAGACTCGCGGCAATATCAAGGAAGCAGCGTATCTAGCCGGTACCGACTACGCCTACCTACCTACCCGCTGTAGCGATTACCGTAACGCCAGCATAAACAGCGCCAGCAATACGCCGGTGAGATAGCCGCTAAAATCGGTCAGGTTATCCTTGAAGGACTGCCCGACCTCGAAGTGTTTGTCAATGTAGAATTCTTTAATACCGGCAGCAGCTATTACAGAAATCGGCACAAAACTATAATTGAACGTATAGCATACTGCATAGGCGAACCAGCAATGCGCCTGGAATGCGATAAAGCCGGGCGTGACGATTTTTTCGAGTATGTTCATGACTTCTCAGCGGCATCATTTGTGAAGCGTAGATCGGCTTCGTAGCGACGGACCTTCTCGCACATATTCCAGCCCGCGTTCAATTTGTCGATCTCACGTTGCATGATCTCGATAACATCGCGGGCGTCGATCAGCATGTGACGCACCTCGTCATGGTTGGCAAGCTCTGGATTCCAGAGACCGCCGGAGCTTAAGTAGTCCGTGATACGTTGCGGGACTTGTCGGTCATCCACCGTCCGCGCCCCTATCAGACTGTGAGCGCATGAGTCGCGCCGCTGTGCAAAATAGACACTCACCGCAACCATTCGGAAACCGTCGATGGTTGGTGCAGCGCTCTTCTGTCGCTATCACCATTGCGGCCAATTCCTCAAGTTCAGCAAGGCGGCGCTCGGCTTTGACGCGCAGCCGATTCATGTCATCAACTTCGGTCGGCATTGGCTTCTCCGCTGGGAGTAGAGCGCTCCCATTTGTGTTCCTGATCCTTTTCAATCGTCATCTTGAACAGCGAGCGGCTGTGAACGTGGAACGCCACAACACCTTCCGGCTTGGCGAATCCCGGCGATGCTACTGACCCGTGTTGCTTGAGCAATTCAATGGCTTCATAGACGACTTGGAAACCGATCCCGCGATTGATGATAGGCACCACATGGCAACACGCTGGCTTCGTGTCATCGGTCCAACGACCTACATTAAACAGGCTCCAGCGCTTCTCAGACAGGCCATACTTACGTTGGATGCCAGAGCCCCACCATTCGCCGAAGTGCGCGCCAGCGCCCAATGCGGCAAGCTCGTGGGCATGCGCGTGGACCCATCGGCCGAAGCCGTTGTTATCGTCGCTGCCCAGGTGCAGTACCCAACGATTGCGGGAACCTGCGCGAATGTAGCAGGGCAACCCATCGACCTCGATCTGGGTGTCGTAACCCATTTCTAGATTGCCGTCTGCCAGCCGAATGTGAACTTGACCGTTCGTGCCGTCAATCTTCTCGGTGACGATAACCTCGCGATTGAGGCGGCTGATCTTGTCGAACTCAGTAAATTCAATTGCCATTTCCTTCTCCATCGGCCGGAAAGCCTTGAACCCAACGGCCCACTTCCTGGCCGTCTGGCGAGAGCGTAATAGTCGCATCCGACCGGATCGCTTCGTCAGCGATCATCCCGCATTTGATCAGGCTGCCGTCGTCCTGAACCTCAGCACAGATCGCGCTTAGGGCCTCCATTAGCCTGTTGCCGCGCTCCCGCATGGCTTCGACGGCGATACGCAGCATCTTGATCTCCACGCCTTTTGCTGCGTCTTGCTTGGCCTGCTGGACCCATAGCGCCCGCCATTCATTGGCGGTCTGTCCAGCGCATCGCTCCTGTTGCGCGACGGCCTTGCGATAGTCGGCCCACGATACGTAGATTTCCGACTCGGGAGTCTTGTCCTCAAGTTCGTGGCGATCCTTGGAAAATACCCGCCAGTAGCGCGGCTCCGGGGTCATTGTCATGTGGACTTTCCTTCTGTATTAGATTTTGAATGGTCGTGGCACATGATTACGTCAGTCGGCTTTGGCCCAACCCCTTCTTGCCACAGCTTGATGTCTTCCTCGGCGACCTTCAGAGCCTCGAATCCCCTACGCTGTTTCTTGGTGAGAGTACGAATGACGTTCTCCCACCCTGGCGTATTGGAGATGCCCAAATAATCGGCCAATTCGGCGTCTGTCATGGCTTTGATTCTGGATTGGGAACGTAACCAGACATCGCGAGCAATACTCGAAGACGTTCGATTTCAGCAAGGGGCACTTGACCGTTGCCCTTCACCACGTCCCAGAGCGCCGCTGCCATATCGGGCGCGAAAGAAATCAGCTTTGCGTCATCCCAAGATATTGACAGAGAGTCATAACAGGTAGTGACGACCATCTGCTGAGATTCAGGCCCAGCGATTCCCGGCATGTAGTCGACGCCACTGGCCCCGACCATCTTATAGTCATATACGCAGCCGTCCTTGCCGCCCGGACCAGGGTGACCATCGCGGCCAGCGTGTGTCTTATGGCATTGTCCTTGCCAACTTCCAATGCGCCACGGTCCCGGAGTAATCATTGCTCACCTGTGGTTTTGTTAGTTGCGCAACCGATTCGCCATGACCGCACGTTCAACGTCGGTCAGATCCCAAGCAGCCACCACGAGCCATGCGTCGCCGCCAAAGCGGCGCAATAGGTACGGATCAACCGGGTATCGCTTCGTCCATTCGGCTTCCCATAGGACGTGATAATTCGCGAGCCCGCGCTTCGGGCGCAAATGCACCGGAATCAAAGGCACAACGGCTTCGTGGACACCATTGACATCCTTGAGACCAGGCCACTCCATGGTGATCGTCTTTGACTTGAGTGCGATCTTGTTTTGGTGATTCCACCAGCGGCCATCTCGAAACTGCACTTGCTCGCCGCGATTCTGCCAATAGCAAAGCGGCACGTCGGCTCTGGCAATCGCAAGACGCGGCAGCCCACGCTCATCAACCCCGGCAGCGCGGATCGATTCTAAGGCTCGTATGACGGTTTTCCCGCGAGCAATGCGTTTATAGATAGCCTCAATCTCGGCATCTGCTGGCGTCTGATATGCGCGATGGGTCTGATACTTTTTCCAAAGTTCCAGCGCATGAGAAGGATCGACTCGAAGTTGTTCAACCTTCATTGTGTTCTCCTGTGGATTGATTCTGTGACTCGCGCAGCTTGCGCCAGGCGCGTAATTGATCGGTATCGCCAAACCAGTGGCCCGTGCCGTCTGTCCATAGCCATGGGCATTCAAGATCGCCACGCTTAACCGTCAACACGGCAAGCTCGCCGGGATCGGTTATTGCAGTGAATCGCGGTTTAGTTTCCATCGTCACTCGTAGTTAAACAAGATCGCCGAGATAATCGGATCAAAAAGCTTTTTCGCTTCGGCCTCAGCTTTTACAAAGCGCTGATGCACAACTCCTGGCAGCCCGTCACATTCGGCTAAGTCAAGCGCAACTATTTCAACTTTAGGGCGTCCGCAACGTCGGCACCAGTCCATGCGCCAGTCGATATCATGGGTCATGGCTTCTCTCCGATTTTCGCCTGTGATGGCAATTCGTCTAAATTCATGGCAAGCGTCGGCATGCCTTTCTCGGTAAGTGTCGCCACCAGCACCCGTGTGACTTGCTCCAATTGCTTCTTGAGCATGTCGCCCAGCGTCCAGTCGTTGCACCGTGCCAGCGCCAAGCGGTCAACGTAATAGGCCGTATGCAGCCCTGAGTACGTCTGGCCGATGACGTGGTAGCCATAGCCATCGTCCCGGCAGTAGGTCCGCACGGCGACGTTTAATTGCTCCGTGCAACTGCGCATCTTCATGACCTGCGGCTCGACGGCAGCCGAATAGATATTGTCCGGGCCAGCGTTTTCTTTCAGATAGCGGTTCTCAGCCTTGAGCCGCGCGTTCTCTTGGAACAGCACGAACTCGGTGGCCGTCATTCCGAGAATGTCACTCATGCTTGGCTCCCGTTTCCACAGGTGTGCAGTCGTGGATCGACACGGCCACGTCGTGATCGCCAGCCATGTCGAGGATCACGTCGCATATGATCTTGCGGTATGCCTCGATCTTTTCCGGCGTGTCGCTCGCAATCTCGACGCGCAGGAACTGTTCGACCGCATCGCCAACTTCTCTGATCATTTCTCATCACCTTGTCTTTGCGCAGCAGAGCACACCCATTGAATGGCGTACTCCACGGTTTTAGGGATCGGTGCGTCACCGGCTACGTACTTGCGCATAGTCCTTTCGTTAATCTCTAGGGCCTTGGCTGCGCCGCGCTGCGATATGCCAGCGCGGTCCAACAGGCGTTGTAGTTGGAGGGCGGTCAATTGACCGGCTCCCATCGGAGCTGGTGATTCACGTACACGCATCGGGCGCTGCGACTCTTGAGAATCTTCGCCACCCCGATGCTTGTCATACTCGCATTCACCTCGCATATCTTGTTTCCGTTACCGCCGTACACCGCTACTTTCTTACCCATGGCGCGCCTCGCGTAGTTGCTAGTTGTTAGGTCCATGGGTGTATTAGGCCATATAACCCTATAGGGTGTCAAGCCCTATTTGCAATTAATAGCAAACTTCGCCAGTGCTTCACATAATCATCTACCTCGTCCAAGTCGGACTCTCTGAGGCTCGCGGCTTCTTCGAGGGCCTTGCTCAAGCTTTGGACTACGGCAACCAGACATGTGCAAGGCTTGTTTCGGGGTGAGCCGCCGATGCCGTAGGCGTCGCAATGAACTTCATGTTGACTCATTTGGCTCCTTCCTTTGCACGTGCTGAGTATTCGCCGCGCTTCACCATGCGATCATACAAAACGACATTAACGGTTGCGGCCAGGTTCATGCAGAACTCCGTCGGGATATAGATCACATCGCGGCACCAATCGGTTACTGCGTGTCCGAGTGTTCCATCTTCTGGACCAAACACATAGAAGGCGCGCTCCGGGTGAACGTAGCCATTCATGGGGATCGCCTTGGGGAGAAGCTCTACGGCGACCGGAACACAATCGTAAGGGATCACTGTCGCCAAATCGTCAACCTGGATCAGTGGCAAGTGCCGATAGGCTTTCTGCGTATCCGTTGGGCAGCGTCCAAACCGTTTGCCCGTGGCCGCAACCATCGCAGCACCGTAACAACCAGCCGCACGCAACGCACTACCGACATTCTCTCGCGTCTTTGGCATATGTAAACCGATTGCGGCGTATCCTCTATTCACAGTCTTTTCCCGTACCTAAGTACTTGCGCAATTGCGTCTCAGTGATCACCCGGTCTATCTCGCCATCCCCCGCCAGCGCAATACGCTCCTTGGCGAGGCGCTCAAGTTCGGCGACAAGCTTCAAGAGCATATCGGCAGCGGGGATTACCACTGTGAGTCTTCCCAAGGAATGGGCGTGCGAATCGCTTTCAAGTACGCACGCCACCAGTGCTTAAAACGCATAGATCAGCCCTTCTAAACCCAGCGTGAGCAGCGCATACGCCCCATCCGCCGATGTGCTCTCGTAGCCGAACTGCACATCAAAGCCTCGGGTGGGATCGTAGAGCAGGATCTGCGTTTGGCTCGGGACCGGTAGATAACAACTCGTTGCGTTATAACCCGGTGCATACGTCCACACGTTCAGCGAGGGTGGGTTGGTGACGAACTTACCGCAGTAGGTGCCGGTATTCAGCGAGTTGCCGTACTTGTCCCAATTCGCCGTATAAACCAAATTGGTATAGGTTGGCTTGCGGCCACCACTGGCTGTCTGGCTGTAGCAGGTGCCGTTGGATGAATCGTCCGCGTTGAAGGACACACCGATACAGACAACCTTGGCCGGATAGAGATTAGGAACGCCGCTGGGTGTGGCGAGCGGGGTAATCGTCACTGCCGCCGCACTCATGGACGCGAGCATCAGAACTGCAAATAGAATCTTCATTTTCAACTCCTTGTTGCTTATTGATTGACTCACACTCATTGCAAAACTCCCGGTAGATACCGGACAAGAAATCCTCACCGCAGCAGAGGCATTGCCAGATGATGGTCATACCGCATCCTTGAGCGTCGGTGTCGGCAGCCAGTAGATGGCCACCCGCTTGCCGCTTTTGAGCGTGACCATTTTGGACTGTACGTTGATGCCGCGCTTACGCAGGTCACGCATTCTGTCAGACAAACGGCATACCATGAATAGTCTGAAAGCCGCCAGAGTAGTGATGCTGTGACCGGCCTGTAAGTGTTTGAGCAGTTGGTCACACTGGCTCATAGCAACCCCTTATTACGCGCACTGTTCAAACTTCGCCATACATCGATGACCAAAACCTCTCGTGCCCGTTCATTGCGCATGGTGTCGTGGGCCTGCAGAGCGGCAAAATAGTCGTTCATCGCTCGTTCGTAATCCTCAGAGGTACCCGCTTTGGCCTGCCGTTCGGCTACCGCGCCCTCACTGCGCAGGAACACCGCATCCTTGACCGCCTTGGCTTTAAACTCTGCCCGCTCAGCTTTCATATGCAGCTCAGCTACCATGGCATCGGTCTTGGCTAGTCGGCCCAAGGCTTGCTCCAAGCGTTCGTCACTGACCAGCATAAGTCTTGCCTAGGTAAGCCATAGTTTTCCAAGCGGCACGCTCAGGAGCGCTCAAATGCTCCCAAGCGGCCATGTACGTCGGTACGTCAAGTTCATCATCCAAGATATGGGCACAATCAGCCGTAGCCTTGAGGACTTCGCGCATCTGCTGTGCGACAGCCAATGCCCGCTCTGAGTCTATCTCGTGCGAGTACTTGAGCATGTCGGAGGTCTTCAAAACGGCACCTCGCCATCTTCCTCAAAGTTGGCGGTTTGCGATCGAGAAGGCTGCTTAGCCAGTTCTTTGGCTATCTTTTCCTTGTGAATGCGCAGGCGAAGCCCACCTACGACTTTGCCACCGAAGGACACATTTGGGTCTACGTATACGATGACCTTGTTGCCGATCCATTGATCGGTATCCCCGCCTAAGGCCTGTTCGAGCACGCGGATAGTGGTGACGTTTAATACCATGCCTTTTGACTGTTCGCGGAAGTACAGTATCCAGCGTTCTTCTTTCGCCTCATCCTTGCCTAGATCTTCAAGCCTTACGCCCTTGATGGTGCAGATGGCTTCGTCTTCAAAGTCCTCTTTTCGCAGGTACTTGCTCGTGATCATATCGCTTACTTTGGGCATGACGTATTTCCTCTGTGATGTGTGTGAGTTCGGCTTGTAGTTGCATATGATGGTGCCATCGCTCATCGCATTCCTGAGCGTGCCACCAAGCATCATTCCAGTCGTCGGTATCGCTCATAAATTCCCCGGCGCTTGCGGCTTAGGCCCATCTTTGAAGGCCGCATCAACCAGCTCGCGGGCCTTCCTGATGCCCTCCAGTTTGCCGTCGAGAAACCCATCTTCGTAGCCGCATCTGTAGCCTTGGCGAAAGATTGCATTGGACTGTTTTAGCTGCCGCTCGATCTCATCGGGTTGTGTGACGATGTTCATTTGAAGTCCTTGGTTGAAAAGCGATAGCCAGTCTCGAACATCCGGCGGTGAATGCGCTTACGCTGCCGGTACTTCATCACCCACTCGGCAATCACTGCGGCCAATCCCGCAGCGATGAAGAGGCCAGCCACGACATAGGTGCCAACGATAAAGACAGCGATGCCATGGTTACTCATGCTACGGCCTCCAGCCATCGGCAGCCTGGCGCCTTTATCTCAATCAGTATCTGGACCACATTCTCTGCGAAGTTAGCCAAAATTTTGTCTTTGGCGGCGGCGTCGGCGTCGGCGGCGTCGGCGGCGTCGGCGGCGTAGGCGGCGGCGTCGGCGGCGTAGGCGGCGGCGTCGGCGGCGGCGGCGGCGTCGGCGGCGGCGGCGGCGTAGGCGGCGTCGGCGGCGTCGGCGGCGTAGGCGGCGGCGGCGGCGTCGGCGTCGGCGTCGGCGGCGGCGGCGGCGGCGGCGGCGGCGGCGGCGTCGGCGGCGTCGGCGGCGTCGGCGGCGGCGGCGGCGTAGGCGGCGTGGGCGTAGGCGGCTTTTTGCGCCTCTCTGGCATTCGCTTCCGTGGGTTCCACTTCACACTTCGACGCAAGGACCAGTAATTTGGTCGGATGCTCACCCGTAAGCACTTTGGCGGCCGAATGCAAGGCGTGAGGAACCACGGTTTGGATTGTCATACGCGCTAAGCGTGTTACGAAATCTTTGGCATCCAGCATGTCACTACCCAATTGCGCAATCGCGAGGCGACGTAAGCCTTCCGCACGGGCCTTGTTCGAACTCCAGTTTCGATCATTCAGATTAATCTTCAAGATGCGCAGGCATGGCAGCACACACTTTGGATCATCACCGTGTGGCAAGCCTAGAGCCATGCAAATGACCGCTTCCACGCAAGCCTCTCCAGGCTTTGGATTGCCAATGCCGGTGACAAGGCCAGCATCGAGCAGTGTGTGGATCTTATCGACATGCGCTTTTGTAATAATCACGACAATTTCCTCCCATCGCCAATGGCAGCCATATCGCGCCGGTAGTTCTCGTTCTGCTCGATCTGCGTCGGCCGGCTGCGCGGCCCCAACGCCCGCTCGACCCAGTGCTGAATGGTCGGAATCGACATCCGGTCGCAGTCAGCCGCGTCATCGATGCGTGCATCCTCGGCGGCTCGAGCTTCTAGTTCGTCAAAGTCTGGCATGGCTGGCTCCTAGTTAGGTTGGACACAGACTAATCCAACAATACGCATACGTCAACAACTATTTGCTATTTATTTTTAGCAGTGTACAATCCGTCACATGAAAGTATTGCGCGATTATCTATCGATGACTGGCATGACACAGGATGAACTAGCTAAGCGAGCCAGGATGCAGCCATCGGCGCTAAATCACTTTTTGACAGGACGACGTGAACCGAGAATCAAAAACTTACGCAAGCTCTCAGAAGCCACCGGGATCAGCATTGAAAACCTGGTCAAAGGCTTCTGATATGCCGTGGGTGCTTGATTTCGATCCGGCGCAGCTGCCTTGCCAATTGTTGCCGTTTTACTGGTACTCACTGCTGGCTAGGTTGCGCGATGCAGCATAACTGGCGAACGATAGCTATCGGCACAGATGGCAAACGATCGCGCTGCAAGGTCTGTGAGACAGAGCGGATGGTGTTTAACGTTAAAAGTTCATTCCCAGTGCCTAAGTACACGCTGAAAGATGGCACAGTGCTGCTGGGGAAGGCGCCACCGTGTTCGCAATTCGATGGAGAAGTGAAGTCTTGAAGCCGCTGGCGATTGACCTGTTTTGTGGGCTGGGCGGATGGACTGAGGGCCTACTGGCCGAGGGGTACTACGTGGTCGGATTCGACATTGAGCAGCACGTCTATGGGGAGCATCGCTATCCGGCGCAGCTCGTCATTCAGGACGTGCTCACGCTCCACGGTAACCAGTTCAAGGACGCTGCGCTGATCGTCGCCTCGCCGCCGTGCCAGGAGTTCAGTTACATGGCGATGCCTTGGTCGCGAGCCAAAGAGCGCGCACGTCAATATCGCTCAGGCGAGCGCGACGTGAAGGACTTGACGCGCCTATTCGACGCTGCGGTACGCATCGGCAAAGAGGCAGGCGTCCCCACTGTGATCGAAAATGTCTGCGGCGCTATCCCTTGGGTCGGTCGCTCGCGTTGGAACTATGGCAGCTTCCATCTGTGGGGCGACGTGCCGGCGCTCATGCCCATGACGAAGGCGGTCAAGGTGCCGGGATTTCGGTTCGACGGCAGCGGTAAATCGTTTCAAACCGAATCGGTGAAGGTTGCTGGCCTAGATTGGAGCAAGTTCGGTCAGCCGGGATACAAGGCTCAAGGATTCAATGTGGTTGCCGCGCAGCGGTTCCGAGAAGGAAACAAAGGCGTTCCGCATAAGCCGACTGGTCACTGGACCAACCCAGCTGAGAACGGCATCAAGTGCGGCGGCGATTGGTTCAACGGCGAGGAACCCAGCCAAATGCGCCATCACAGCAGCAAAAGCGACAGCCGAAAAGCGGCATCTGCCCAAATCGCCAAGATACCGCTGCCACTGGGACGGCACATCGCCCGCACGTACTTTCCTTCCGATGGAGAAGCGAAGTAATGTCGCATTTAGACAAGTCGCATTCTGACTATTGCTTTGCAATACGACAGGCGTATAAATGAAAACGGCCCCTAATGTTCAGTTAAGGGCCGTAGATTTCAGTTGTTCAGAGCAACTGGTAAATCAGGCGGCAATGCCCACGCGCATACTGCCTCATTCCAGCCAAACAAATCAACTGCGATCCGCCAGTGCTGCGAAAAATATGGCAACAGGCTGCCTGTCGCACGAGAAAGGTTTAGAGGTACTGAACCGGGTTGCCCACTCCCGCCTCCCCCTAATGGGGACGAACGAGTACCCTAGGACTAGGATCCTGAAGGGGAAAGTGGGATCTTCATGCCTAAATTGAACCAAACTAACGGCGTCTGGAAAGCCATCAACGAAAATACCTATCAGTGGGGCGACTACAAGCTGGTTTCACGTGAAACATATTAGAACTTCGATGATCACGAAGGATAACTTCCATCAGTGCTACACGGTGGATAGTTGGGGCTGCTGGATTTGGAATGGAAACTACAAGACTGATGGTTATGGACGCGTGTGGATTCCTGGCGGAGCTCGGCTAATAGGGCAAAGGATCCCCGCTCATAAATGGTCTTACATGTTGCATATCGGCCAAGTTCCGAAAGGATTATGCGTTTGCCATCATTGTGATGTTAGAGGTTGTGTTAATCCAAACCATCTATTTCTTGGTACTTGGGCTGATAACAACCATGATCGAGATAGAAAAGGGCGCCATAGATTCGGTTTCAAGATTACTCGCGAACAATTGAACGAAATCAGATCATTAGGACTTAAACCATTTACCGGTCAATATAAGGAAGCAGCCAAAAAATATGGCTTGCATGTTGAGTATCTTGGCAGACTAATTAGCGGACGGAACAGACCATGAATGGCGTATGGAAATGCGTGGATGACAATGCTTGGCAATGGGAAAATTATAAAATTTATAGATCGGTCATGGGTTTTACCGTCTGGCACTGGGGCGATCACAGCCGCAGGGTGGGGGATGCTGATCTGATGTCCAAAGCGATGGAGATGGCACGTTTAGACAGCGCTGCAAGCTCTAGGACAGGCGATCGGTAGTGGGCCGCTACGTCTATGCCCCCAAGGCCGATAGCAACCACAGCGAGGTTACAGGCTGGTACGAGGAACTATTCTGTTCCGTGCTGGATTTGCATAAGTTGGGAGGTGGCGCACCGGATCTGCTGGTCGGTTGTGCAGGCAGATCGGAACTGGTGGAAGTTAAACCCGAGGCCGGCCAGTTACGGGCCAATCAGGTCACATTTAACCGTACCTGGCGTGGTAACAAAGTGGTATTAGTGCGTACCCAGGCCGATGTGATCAATCACGTCAAAAACATCCGCGAGCGGGTGAGCCGCGGCAAATGGGAGAATACGCCATGAAGTTCTTCTTGGCCTGTCTCGCCATGGCCGCAGCCCTAGCCTTAGTCTGGGGCCTGATCTGGGCGATAGAGCAGCGGGAGATTAAGCGGTTTTATAGGGGATATGCGCCAGATGAGGATGAAATCAAGGATAATGCCATGCGCAATAATGGCATACTGCGGCGCATCAAGGATGTAAATGATTCCCATTAGCACTGTCAAAGCCTTAAGGGCTTGGTCTAAATGGGGGGAAAGTCTATCTATCGATTATCCGTCATTTTCGCCTATGTTCGGCGAACGTGCATTAAAAACACCGCTTTATGGTAAAACTCACTGCCCGGATGGTATTGCCGAGATGGAGCATGCGGTATGTATGCTGTCCTATGAGCAGCGATACCTAATCGTGCAGTATTGGTGTCGCAGACGCACATTTAGGGAACTAGCTGAACAAGTTGGGGTGAGCCGCTTTAGGGTGCACCGGTTGCTTAGAGCCGCCGAGGCCGAAGTGCATCGCCAGTATGAATTGGTATTTGATCTGCAATATGCACTTGCACAACTTTAAAAAATAGCGTAATAAACGCGCAGGCTCAATAATTGTCACCAAACTACCCGCTTATAGCGGGTTTTTGCGTTCTAAGGGGTTAAAAATGTCGTCTTTACGATCGACCGAAGGCTATTTGTGGATGACCCATAAATACTCCCCTGGCGTCCCTGATGAGACCATGGTCAAAGGCGGGTATCCAGTGGGGGCTGCTCATCCTGATACCATCTTTGAGTCGGCTACTTTCACTTGTGCGGATTGTGAGCGGGTGGTCATTATGAACCCGGATCGCTCTCGAGCCCGCGGCTACTGCCCTAAGTGTAATCACTACCTTTGCGACACTTGTGAAACCGTGCGGGTAAAGTCTGGGGGGGAGTGTCGAAACTTCAAATTGCGCGTCGATCGCTTCCTACAGCATTCCCCGGTAAATCCAGTAATCGAAAACTTCTCATCGCCGCTATGCACTGCGGCCACCATCATCGTTCCTTAAGGAGTTAAAATGGCTCGATATTCCCTGTCCTTTCAGTCGCAAGTGACAGTCGCGGTAGGCGATACTTCAGCGCTAACCACGCTCAAATATTCTGCATTGGGTGGGAACTCAGGCACGATGCAGCTTAAAGTTAATGAAATCCAGATCGGTGGGGAAGCCTCATCCGGTGCGGTCACAATCTACGACTTTGCCCGAGACACTACGGTAGCGGCTACCTCCCTTACCTCAGTGGGCTTAAACAATGCGCTGATGGATGCGACCGCCACCGCACCTGGCACGCTGGCGCTATTCTCCAATAGCTCGACCACATTCCCGCAGCGCAGTGCCACTCAGCATTTGATTAACCATAGCTTCAACGCATTCGGCGGGGCCTTACGCTGGCAAGCGCGTCAGGGCGAGGAAATCACCATTATCGGGAATACTCAGCCCTTAGGTGAATGCAGCTATTCAGGCAATACCGGCACCGTGGCGAGTGCGGTATCAGGGCATATCATTTACGAGCTCGTGTGAGTGGGTGCAAGTCAGAGTTTGCGGTTAGTTTCTACCAATGCATTCTATGGCTATGATGGCACGATCCAGGTCAATGGGAATACATTAGTCAATGGCCATGGAACTACGGTTCAACTAAGAGGAATAAATTTCCTTTATTTTGCCGGAGCGATGATCTTTGCCTTTAACAAGTTATCGCCTTCTAATGTTCCGGACGCCTCTTACGGTTTAGGGGTAAATGATCAAGCTGGCACCGATAACGGATTATCTGGTGCCTCTGCGCTAGTTACACAATTGGGTCCGAACTTAAACTATTTAGACCCATGGAAAATGAACGCCTGTCGGATCGGCTTGAATGAAGCATCTTGGCTAAGTTATACGAGCTATAACAGCGCAGGGACCGCAATCAATGCGAATAATTTTGGCGCCTTCACAAACCTTAGCTATCTGAATCAGCTTGATTATCAAATCGCTCAGTGCCATGCGCATAAGCTTTATGTCATTCTGACGCTGGCATTTACGAATCCTGGCCGCGTCGCACCATTCGGTCAAGATCTGATGGCGAATCAGGACAATAGCATTGCGTTGTGGCTGGCAGTAGCGGCTCGCTACGGATATCCGAATGGGACGGCTTTGAAGCGTAACGGTGGCACGCTCGATAACCGCGCTATCATTTTTGAGATGTATAACGAGCCGATCTTTCCAGACCAGCCTGTTTATCAGGGTGGCTTCCAAAATAGAGCCTTCCAATTTAGCGGCGGCGGAACAGGGGGAGTTGGGGGCAACGGTTACGCTTTCCCGGTGAATACGCCAACTGGCTCATTTACGCCTGGCGAGGGGTTTACAGCGTCCAATGGGACGGCTGGCAATATCATTTGCTACTACCTAAATACGACGACTGGATATGATTCAAGCGGAACAAAGTTCCTGCATACTTGGAATCTTTCTGGGACCAACATTTCAGGTGGCGCGCCGACTAGCGGTATCCCGATGCCGGTCGGGACCACGATCACAGGCAGCACATCGGGCGCCACTGCGACCATTACGGCAACCGTTTATCCAGGGCAGGGAACGGCTGGCACTTATGGCTTCTACTTTGCAGGAGCCGTGCAATTGGTCGCAGCCATCAGAGCGGCAGGGGCTGGCAATGTATGCCTATTCAGCGGCTCGAACTATGCGCATGATCTGACCAACTGGGGAACTTATGGGGCGGGAACAGATACTACACCACCTGCTGGGTGGGTATCTGGTGGATTCGGTACATGGACTTCGCAGATTGCCGCACATTGGCATCCATATCCGGTTGTATCTGCAATCACCGGGATAGCCATTGCGAGTGGTGGTTCAGGTTATGCAGTCAATGATACGATTCTTCTGCCGATGGATGAAAGCGGCGGAAGCCAGTCTGGAAGTTGCTATTGGCAGCCACAGTTACAAGTCAGCAGTATCGGCGGCGGTGGCGCTATTACCGGTGTTACCGTGAATGCCTATACGGGTGGCACACCCGGAGTTTCTGGCGGCAATGCAGCCGAGTATTCCGGCTTTAAGAACATGGTTGGCGGTATTTATTGTGATATCCCGAATCAATTGCCGGTTAATCCTGTGGGGCAAGCGAGTAGTTCCGGCAGCGGCACAGGCGCTACGTTCAATCTTACGCTGACATTCAGAGATGGGCTCACAGCGAATTATGCCAATTGGAATAATGCGCTGACCTACACCGCTGGGTATCCTTTGGTGATTGATGAAACCGGTGAACATACCGCCGCTAGCGGTATACAAGGATCACCATGGATGCAGAATTTGACCGCATGGGCAGATTTGAACGGCGTGAGCTTCGTACCATTCTACTGGTCGCCGAATAATGCGTTTAACTACAATGCAAAAGGCTGTGATTTCTTGATCTGTAACTCAACGCTGACCGGCTCACCACAGTATCGATCACCGTCCCCAGGATATGGGCAGTTCATGTTTACTTGGTATACGAGCCATGCACCATGAGTTATACGATAGGTACACCAGTAGAAGCCACGAGTAGCACCTCGACGGTTGTTTGTACGGTTACGGGAGTGCCGTCAGGCGCAGATCTTATCTGTCTAATCGATTGGAACAATGGTGGCTCGACAATCACAATCAGCGGTGTGGCTGATGGGCAGGGTTCTTACTCGCTACAAGGCACAAGCCTTGCCAATGCGAGCGGCAGAAGTTCCTCAGTTTACTTACTCACGAGTGCTAATTCTGGATCGCATACCATTACATGCACCTTTGCCGGAGGCTCAGGTTCTGCCTACATGGCTTCCTGGTATGTCAATGGAGTAGGTGCGACTGATGGCTTTAACCAAGCGATTAATAACTTTCCTGGGGCTTCCACTACGTTTAATTGCCCAACCGTCACTACTACCGGTACCGGGGATTTAGTATTCGGTCTAGTTGCCAATGGTGATGCATCCTGTACTTTCACTGTTGGCGCTAGTTATACGACACTAGGGCTAGCTACAAATGGCTATTTCGTTGAATACATCACACAAGTGAGTGCAGGAGCCATCAGCCCGCCTTTGCAGGAAAGTATCAATGATCCTAATAATACTTTTACGATGGCTTTTTTAGCTGCTTCGGGGGCGGGAGCTACGCTAATGGGCCAAATTCTCTCTTAAGGACATCTAATGTCATGAATATTAATGCTACAGCAGTAATTATCAATGCATCTATCGATTTAGTTAATCATCCAGGAACTAATTTTATTACAGCACAGTGGGGAGCTTCTGATGGATCTACTCAACTCAGCAGCCAAGCAGATGCATTTGTTTCTTATGCATCTAATCAGAAAGATCACGATATAAGAGTAGTAATTGCTGCAGCAATCTTAAATGCTAGCCAACAGTTATGGGTTATTGCTCCTGGCGATATCTTCATTCCATTTTCCAATAATTTATAGATGACCTAAAAAATGGCACAAGGTTTTTGGCAAACATTAGCGACATTGCAGGCCCCTGGAACTGCGGTAGCCGCGAGTTCTTCCCGCACGAGCGCCACAATAGGATCCACCCAAGCTCGTTATACGATGCCTGGTAATACCATCAAACAGATTGGTGACATGCTGTTGTTGAAGGCCGGCGGCATCATCTCAACAGTAGTTACTACTCCTGGCACTGAAACTATCGATTTTGCATTAGCGACGGCAGCTAATTGCTCGACCGGCGCTATGACCTTGAACACTGTTGCCCAGACCAATACACCTTGGTATCTAGAAATGTTGATGACCGCCGAGACAGTTGGGACGGCGGCTCAATTTCGTTTTAATGGCTATTGGCTTTCGGCGGCATCGGTTTTAGTTCCTCTAGGTGCCACAGGTCCTGGACCCGGAGGTCAGGATGTTCCCTACTCAGGAACCGCCACGGGTGCTTCAACTTTAGGCGCCACATTCGATTCTACCATTTCGCAGCTTACTGATATTTATTTTACGTCGAGCATTTCGACTGCTGGTTCATCGATTCAATTATTGCAATACAACTTAACGTTAATGACCGCAACAGGGTTCTAAAATGGCTTTTAGGCGCAGACCCGGAGGACTGCCCTACCCGATCAATAAACTTTCCAGCGCCCCCGCCGCGAATCCGCCGGTCATAGAAGCCCGTAATCCGATCTTTACGCGATCCCCAGTCGCTGGGAGTGTTGATTCGATTGGCGCCAGTATTGTTGCTAATCTTTTGGTTAGCACATTGGCTGCGGTGGCGATGTTCCCGCCAGGACAACAAGTCCAGGCCTCAGCCCCGCAGGTTAAGTACAGCCCAAGCGCTGAGCAGCAGATCAACCGACTGCCGGCGAGCTCTCAGCCGCAGCCGCGGTTTTTGGCTCACGATACAACGCAGCCGCAGCTTAAGTACAATGTCTATGCAGAGCTGCCGGTAAGGCCGCTTACCTTAGGGATCCAAGCGGCTCCGAATCCGGTAGCACTCTTCGCCTCGGCGCCTGAGTTTAAGTACAACGTCCAGGTCGAGCCGCAGCAGCGATCGATAGCGCTAGGCATTCCCAGTCCTCCTACGCCGCCTAGCACGGTCCTACAGATCACAGGATCGGCGCCAGCGGTTAAGGCGCAGGTACAAGCGGATCTGTTCCAGAATCTGTCTGGTACCACGCTAGCGGCTCAAGCGACGATTATAGAGCCGCGCAACACGCTCTATACGTCGCTCCAGCCGAAGTTTCAGGTTATAGCGGACCAGTTCGTCAATACGCTGGTACTGGGTTATCCGCTCTTGATGCCGGGTTGGATTGATTTTGATGCCGCTCCCAGCGTTAAGTATCAGCCAAGTGTTGATCAGCCAATCAATAGATTGGCATTGGCTACCGGGGCGATTCCAATACCCCCGATTGCGCTGCAGATCACGCAAAGCGCACCGCAAGCGAAATGGCAGGCGAATGTAGATCAGCCAATAAGGCCGATTACTTTAGGCATACAGCCTAATCCTGCACCTGTGCAGATAAGCGCGTCGGCGCCTTATCCGCCATACCAAGTTCAGAATGATTATTTCCAGAATCTAGCGAATACGCTGCAGTTCTCGCCGTTTCCCGCGCCGCCGCAGACGGTATTGACGATAACGGCTTCTGCGCCGATTACGAAGTATGAGACGCAGGTCGATTATTTCCAGAATTATACAATTCTTGGAATACCTGTTCCGCCCTCCACCAGCGTTCCCGATACGCATGATGGCGGCACGCAGGTGGTGCGGGAAAGCCATTACAAGAAGATCTTAAGGCCTAAAAAACTTAAAGGTCAGGTCATACAACGGGCTGATTTGGTGGCCGAGGCCGTGATGCCGCTCTCAGCCAATAAGATGCCCACTCGCATCATTCAGAATAATGTGACAGATGATGATGCAGTAATAACTGCTTACCTCACTCATGAAACTATTGAAATCGACAAATTGGCTGAGTCTTTAACCGAAATCGTCAAAGGAATTAAGTAATGCCCAGTACTTCAAAAGCTCAAGCCAACTTGATGGCCGCAGTTAGTCATGGATGGCAGCCGCCAGGTAAACATATCCCGGTTAAAGTGGCCAAAGAATTTCATAGCGCGGATAAGGCTAAAGGAACTTGGGAGCATCCTGGCAAAATGGAAAAGCTTAAAGGCCGCGCTAAAATGTCCACCGAAAGGAGAAAGTAAAGTGCCCGCAAAGTTCTATGATGGCGCCTCGATCAAGGCGACGCGCATGTTATCGCAAGAGGATAAAGTAGCCCCTGTGCAAAGGAATTCCATGAAAGGTCTACCCGGATTCATCAAAACAGGCCAAGACACATCATCCGGAGGCCTCGCAAGCAGTAAGCCAGTGGGACCGCGCTTTAATGCGGGTGAAACCCATGAGACAACTACCAAAACCCGCCAATTCAGAAAATCCCAAGGCGCTTATATTGGCCGGCGAGGAGGATCAGGAAGCCCAAATATGGATGCCGGCAAGTTTCGCGGATCCTCGGATAAGTCCTATCGTGCGACCTCCACTGGCCCAGCAGGCCCAATAGTCAGCAATAAGGGCGAGCCTGAGCGGCGTAAATCCTCAGAGCGTGAAGGGCCTAAGCGCGGTGCACCAAAATCAGGCTTTCACCAATCCGATGTTCGAACCAAATCATTTAATCCACAAGGCGCAGGACATGGGCATCCCGGTAGGATGGAATCGCTCCGCGGTCGCGCTAAAACAAGCTGGGAGCGATAACATGCCTTCACGATCTGCCTTAATGGGTTTGGCCGTCAATAACATGAATGCGGTTTTGGGTACTGTGACGGCTGTGAGCCTCATTACCGCAGCCTCCGGGACCGCCCAGAACGGCTATAAGATGCCTACAGACTTTGTGGTTATCACTGCTGCCAATGGCTCAAATACGGCTGTTACGCTTCCTGACCCCTATCTTCAGAACTGGAATGTGGGGGACAGTTATAAGGTGATCAATGCTACCACGCAGGCTTGCGTCATATTCCCGCCCACCGGGGGTAATATCAACAATGCGGGCGCCAATGCCTCAATTGTGATGACGGCTAATCAGTCGCTCGAGGTGTTTGTTACCACAGTCGCATCAGGTGCTAGCGTCTTTACATCGAGCCTTGTGAGCTAATATGGCTCGGCCAATACGCCAATTGAATGCCAAAACTCAAGAAGCGTTGCGGCAGCGCATACAATCAGCCCAGCTTATTAAGTCAGTGCAGAAACTTGCACTTAGTGATCTCTCAAGCCTCGATGAAGGAAGCGCAAGGGCTGTGAGTGTTAAGCTTGAAGCGGCCAAGTTCTTGTTAACTCGCGCAATTAGCCCGCCGGTACCTAAAGATGACGACGGCAAGACTGCAACAGGCCCCGTCCTTATCACCTGGGGCACCTAGACGGATAGTCATCCCGTATACGCCACGGGATCACTTCAAGGGCTTCCATGCCCGCACTCATCGCTGGGGCTGCATAGTCGCTCACAGGCGAGCGGGTAAGACAGTAGCTTGTATCAATGAGCTGATTAAGCGTGCCATTACGGACAAGAAGGAGCGCGGCAGATATGCCTATATCGCGCCCTTCTATGGACAGGCTAAGCAGGTGGCGTGGGAGTATTTGAAGTTCTTTGCAGCTCCTATCATGGTAGAGGAGCCCAGAGAGTCGGATCTATCGGTTAAGCTCCTAAATGATGCGACTATCAGGCTGTATGGTGCCGATAACCCCAATACGCTCCGGGGCCTCTACTTTGATGGTGTGATCATGGATGAGTATGCCGATATGAAGCCATCGGTCTGGTCTGAGGTAATACGACCAGCCTTGACTGATCGGAAGGGCTGGGCGGTCTTTATTGGTACGCCCAAGGGCAAGAACGCCTTCTGGGAGATTTGGGACCATTCGTCCAAGGCCCAGGACTGGTTTGCGGTAATGCTCAAGGCTAGCCGCACCAAGATACTGCCGGATGAGGAATTAGCCGCTGCGCGTCAGTCGATGACTGAGGATCAGTATGCCCAAGAGTTCGAATGTAGTTTTGAGGCGGCTATTCACGGGGCTGTCTATGGTCTTCCTATGCGCATTGCTCTTGAGTCTGGTCGCATCGGCGCTGTGCCTTATGACCCTGCTATTCCTGTACACACTGCTTGGGACTTGGGTTTTGATGATTCGACGGCTATTTGGTTCTGGCAGATCACCCATGGAGAGATCCGCCTAATCGATTATTACGAGAATAACGGCCAGGGGACCGAGCATTACTGCGATATCTTGAAAGCCAAGCCCTACAGCATCAATAACAACTATGGCCGGCACTGGGTACCGCATGATGCAGCGCATGAACTGATGGCCGCAGGCGGTCGGTCCATCGTCAATCAGGCTTGGAATGCGGGTGTGAAGATGTCGGTTATCCCGGCAACTAGCCAGCAAAACAGTATCGAGGCTAGCCGCAAGACCATCGAGCGCTGCTGGTTCGATCTTGAGAAGTGCCACGATGGCATAGAAGCGCTTAGGCAGTATCAGTTTGAGTTCGATGAGGACAAGAAGGCGTTCAAGAGTAAGCCGCGGCATGACTGGGCAAGCCACGGCTCAGATGCCTTTGAGATCATTGGGCAGGTATGGCAGAACCCCTCCACTGAGAAGCCCAAGCCTAAGCCCATATTCTTGAACGATATGACGGCAGATCAGCTTTTCTGGCCTAAAGACAGAAACAAGGTAAGACAGGAGCGAATTTAAAATGGCTATTGGCAATATGGAATTGGGTGCGCCTGTCAATCTATCAGCCAGCGGGCAGGTTGCCGGTGGAACGGCAATGGCCCGCACCTATGTGGGTGGGGCTAATGATCCTGGTAGCCAAACTGAAACTACGGCACTACAAGGTGCCATGCTGGGCTTCTTTGTGGCTAGCAATTCGAGTGGCGTTATTACATTGACCGCAGGCACTAGCTCAGGTGGGGCAACACTCCTGGCTAGCTTTACCATTCCAGCGCTTGGTTGGTATTACTTTCCCATCATCTCGCCTACAGGCATCTATTTCACATTATCGTCAGGTTCGGCCAATATCACCTTCTGCGTAGTCGAATGAGCATGGAAGTAGCCACCCCCGTGGTGGCTTTTTGGAAAAATGAGATTGTCCTCTGGGAGCGCACAAGCGATAAGTGGCTGAAGCGTGGGCGCAAGATCATGAAGCGCTACAAGGATGTGCGCACGCCTAGGGAAGATGCGGTCACAAGGCTTAATATCCTTTGGTCAAACGTACAAACCAGAGTGCCGGCGCTATATGCTCGGGATCCTAAACCTGAGGTTGAGCGGCGATTCAAGGATAAGGACCCAGTAGGTCGTCAGGTGGCCGAAGTGCTTGAGCGGTGCTTGGACTATACGATCCAATGTACTAACCCCTTTGGGGCTGTTATCCGCCAGGCGGTCTTAGACTATGAGTTGCCAGGCCGTGGGACTGTCTGGGTGCGCTATGTGCCGCACTTCCACAAGCAGCTAAACCCGGCTGATAGCACCAATGCAGATGAGGCCGTTGAGGGTGAGGAAGTCACAAATGATGCTGAGGATGCAGCTTCCGAGCGCATCAAGTATGAAGAGACGATGGTCGATTACGTCTATTGGGAGGACTTTGGGCACACCTGGGCACGCACCTGGGAGGAAGTCAGGGCGGTCTGGCGCATCGTTTACTTAACCCGTGAAGAGGGTATAGAGCGCTTTGGTAAAGAGTTCAAAGACTGTCCGTTGGACTGGCAGCCAAAGACCTTAAAGGACGCTCAGGTCAAACAGGACAATCGCGAGCAGAAGAAAGCCATTATCTATGAGATTTGGGATAAGCAGGACCGCAAAGCGCTGTGGCTCTGTAAGAACCACCCCAAATTGCTCGATGAGCAGGATGACCCGCTAAAGCTTGAGCACTTCTTCCCCTGCCCGCCGCCGATGTTTGCGAACCTGACATCGGAAGAGTTAGTCCCAACGCCCAACTTCACCTTCTACCAGGATCAGGCGAATGAGATAGACGAGCTATCGAGCCGTATCACAGCCATCGGTAAAGCCCTTAAGGTGGCCGGTGTCAGGGACAGCTCTGCGGAGGGCCTAGATCGCCTCTTGTCTGAGGGCACTGAGAACGCTCTCGTTCCCGTGGACGGCTGGATAGCCTTAAAAGAGAAGGGCGGCTTGGCCGGCGTCATGGAGCTGCTGCCCTTAAAAGAAATAGCCGAAGCCTTGGGCTTCTTGCGCGAGCAGCGCCAGATGATGATTGACGATGTGTACCAGATCACCGGCATGTCGGACATCATCCGGGGGCTCTCTGAGCCTAACGAGACGGCGACCGCTCAGCAGATCAAGGGGCAGTTTGCGGTATTGCGGTTATCCGACGCCCAGCGCGAGGTACAGCGCTTTTGCCGCGATGTGATCCGCATCATGTCCGAGATCATTGCGGACTATGATATCGAGACGATCAAGAAGATATCCGGGGTTAAACTTCTTACACAGGCTGAGAAGGCGCAGTTAAATGCAATCATTAGTGCCGCACAGCATCCAATGCCCCCTATGCAAGGAATGGCTCCAGGTGGAGCACCTCAGGCTGCTCCCGGACCACCCATGCAAGGACAACCGGGCCAAGCTCCAGCTCAAGGAAGTCCCCAACCGCCGCCAGGTCCTGGAGGACCGGCTGCCCCAGCGCCGGGCGTTCAAATGCCCGGAGCCGACAAGTTAAGCTTACTGAAAGAGCCGACTTGGGAAGAGGTCGCCGCCTTACTTGAAAACCCGGTATTGCGTGAGTTTCGCATCGATGTGGAGACAGACTCGACTATTAGACTAGATGAGGATAATGAGCGGGAAGCCCGTATGGCCTTCATTACGGCTGTATCGCAGCTGATTGGCGAGGCCTCTAACGTTCCACAGAGCATGATACCAGCAGCCGGCGAGCTGATCCTATTTGGCATCCGCGGCTTTAAGGTGGCTAGAAGCTTAGAGCGAGTATTTGAAGATGCGATCGAGAAGCTAGCCAATACTCCACCGCCGCCTAATCCTGAAGTGATGAAGCAGCAGGCGCAGGCCCAGTCAGATGCCCAGATAGCTCAGATTAAGGCTAAGGCGGATATTCAGATCGCACAGGCAAAAGCTGCGGCTGATGCTCAGTCTGATCAAGCCCGCGCACAGGCGGATATTCAGGTCACGACGCATAAGACGCAGTTGGAGACTCAGCGCGATCAGGCGATAGCTGAGGTTAAGCAGCGTTTTGAGGCTGAAAAGGCACAGTTTGAGACCGCAGCTAAGAAGGAAATAGCGGACAAGGACAATGCGACTAAGATTCAGATTGCCCAAATGGAGCATCAGCACGAGATGCAGCTAGAGGGCTCCAAGCAGGCCCATGAACAGAAGATCACCTCCATGACGCAGGAACACGAAGGCCGTATGGCTGAGCATGAACGGCAGACACAGGTTGGGGTTGAGTCCTTGAAAGCCGATAAGGCTAAGGAAATCGAGCATGTGAAGGGCGAGCACACCGAGAAGGTGGCAAAGCTCAAGCCTAAGGTCAAAGCAGACGCCGAGGCTGAGGGTAAGGCTAAGGAACATGAACCGACGGTTCAGGCCATTGCCAAGCTCACCGAGGCGCTAAAGGAAGCTCGCAAGCCCCGTAAGGTGGTTCGCGATGAGAAGGGCCAGATTGTGGGTATTCACTAATGATCTACGACTACGAGTGTCCGACCTGTGGTGAGTGCAAGAGCATTGTTGGCTTGGTGCGCGATCACGCTATAACGCATCCTTGCGGCTGTGGCGCCCAGATGGTGCAGGTGATATCCGCGGCCATGGTCACACCCGATATCGCCCCGTACAGAGCTGTAGCGGGCGACAGAGCCGGCGAATGGATCACCTCACGCCGTGACCATCGCGAGTTCTTGAAGCGCAACCGCTTTGTCGAGGTCGGCAATGAGCCGATAAAGCCAATCAAGAATGATTTCAGGCCCCAGAAGGGCGAAGTAGCGAAAGAGTTGAAACGAGTATTGGGGAAACAATATGGCGGCAGATGAAGCAGAAGTAATCCCGGAACGCTCTTTACGCGATGAGCTAATGGCTGCACGCGATGAGGTGGAAAGCCGCCAGGAACCTGAGTCAAAGGCTGAACCGGTAAAGACTGAGCCAGTACGTGATAATCAAGGTAAATTTGCATCTGCTGAAGTTAAAGAGGATAACCAAGGTATAGAGGCTGCGAAGGAGCGGCCACCTGAACCTTCGGTCACAACTCTCCCCACAGCCGAAGTTTCCGCCGCTCCTTCCTTTATTCCGGCTCCCAATAGTTGGTCCAATGCCGCTAAAGCTAAGTGGGCTGCTATAGACCCAGATATCCGCGCTGAGATTGCCAAGCGGGAAGCGGATATGGCTAAGGGCTTCAGCAAGGTAGATGAGGAACGGGCATTCGCCAAAGAGATTCAAAAGATAGCCGCTCCCTATGAGGCCGCTATCAGGGCTGCTGGGACTACGGTGCCGGCTGCCATTCAATCGGTAATGAATACCGCTTATATCCTCCAGACCGCGGATCCTGTGGCTAAGGCCAATGCCATAGCACAAGTGATCCGCCAGTATGGAGTTGATTTAAATCTTTTAGGTTCGCCCGCTGAGGTTAATCCGCAAGTAGCTGCACTCCAACAAGAGGTGGCCCAACTTCGCGCATCGACCCTGCAGCAAACCGAAGCTCAGCGCCAAGCGCAAGAGCAGCAAGTCATGGCCGCTATCGATGCGTTCGCTAAAGATCCTAAGAATAAGTACTTCCACGCTGTTCAGGCCGATATGGGACAGCTCATTGGAAGTGGTTATACCGGAACACTTGAGCAAGCGTATGAAGCCGCCATCTGGGCACGCCCTGACATTCGCGCACAGCAACTCGCTGATCAACAGCAAGAAGCGAAAGCGAAACAAGAGGCCGAGGCCAAAGCACAACGGGCGCGTATCAAGGGAAAATCGGTTCGTGGAGGCCCAGGGGGATCCCCTGCACCGACTGTTAACCCTAATTCCTCTGTACGCGAAGACCTTGAGGCAGCCTTTGCGGAGGCCCAAGGACGTATATAATTTAGGAGTCATGTATGGCACTGATTAATCCGTCAACCGCGTTGACGGAAATCGTGACGACGACTCTGCGAAACCGAACAGGAAAACTTGCAGATAACGTCACAAAAAACAATGCCCTGCTCTATCGACTACGCGCCAAGGGAAAGGTTAAACCTGTCTCCGGTGGGCGCACGATCGTTCAGGAACTCAACTACCAAGAAAACGGCACTTTCAAGCGGTATTCAGGCTATGAAGCTCTAGATATCAGCCCCTCGGACGTATTCACCGGGGCGGAATACAACTACGCGCAAGCAGCGGTAGCGGTATCCATCTCAGGCCTTGAAATGCTGCAAAACTCAGGCGAGAACGCGATTATCGATTTACTCGAAGGTCGCATTGAGAACGCTGAGCAAACCCTCACCAATAACATTGCACTCGATACTTACTCTAATGGCACGGCTGATGGTGGCCGGCAGATTGGCGGTATCCAGCTACTGATTGGGACGACCAATAACAGCGGTGTGATTGGCGGTATCGACTCATCGATTTGGAGCTTTTGGCGCAATGTGGCCTTCTCTGGCGTCACCAATGGTGGTGCTGCTACGAGTACGGCCAATATCCAGTCCTACATGAATCGTGTGTATTTGCAGCTCGTTAGGGGCGCTGATGCACCCGATTTGATCGTGGCGGATAATAACTACTATCGGTTCTACCTAGAGTCCCTACAGGCGATTCAGCGTATTACCAGTGATGAGATGGCCGAAATAGGCTTTCAGTCACTGAAGTACATGAATGCGGATGTGGTCTTGGACGGTGGATTTGGTGGTGGTGCGCCAGTCAGCTCGATGTACTTCTTGAATACGAAGTACATTTTCTTCAGGCCCCATGCGGATAGAAACTTCGCTCCGCTGGGTGATGAACGGTTTGCAGTGAACCAGGATGCGATGGTTAAATTGATCGGTTTCGCCGGTAATTTGACCTTAAGCAACCGTTTCCTGCAGGGCGTTTTGTCGGCGTAACCATAGGAGCATAGACAATGGCTAAAGTTAGTTATGTAAGCCCGCAAGTCAATGCTGCGGTTACGTACAATTGGAGTACTTTCACCCCCTTGATCGGCGATTTGAGTTTGTGCACGGTATCACTTGACGCACCCGGCGTAGGCCCAGGCTCAGGTATCAATACCATCACGACCTCAATTGCCCCGCGGCCTATCTTTCAGCCCGTTTTGGGGCAGATTGTGGCCGGCTGGGAGCCGACTTTGGGTTATGGCGAGTTCATCTATCTTGCAGTGCCTGTATCGACTGCGGTTCCTTTGGGCACGTTGGTCACATGGTTCACGAGTACGCTTGCGAATTACACTGTAGCGGCCTGTCCGACTACGGCGAAGTCCGCAGCTCCCGTGGCTGTGTGCGTATCCAACACCTCAGGCACCACTGGCGGTATCACCAGCAATGCGAACTCGATTCAATATGCCTGGTTCCAGTTAGTGGGTATCGTGCAGACTCTAAAGACTGCCGTTATTCATACCTTGAACTCCAAAGTGTTTGTCTCAGGTACCGCTGGTCGCGTCATGGTGACCTCGGCATCGGGTACCAACATCATTGGAGCACGGTTTGCATCATCCAACAGCGCTACCATCAGTATGGCGCTCGTGTGGTATGACCGGGCGAACGTTATGGGTAATATCACCTAATGCTCAATATCTGCTGCGTCTGCGTCAATACCGACACCTATATGGACGGTCATGCTGTGGAGGCGGTGGAGATTTTGTATTCAATGGTGAGACGGAATTTAAGCGCGGGGCTCCGTGGACGCTTCACGGTGTTTACGGATAACCCCGCAGCTTTTGATAAAATGGCAGGAGTTCAGACCAAACAACTACCGGCAGGCCCACAAGGCTGGTTCAATAAACTCTATTTGTTCAGCGAACACGCTTTCCCGAAAGGTGAGCGAGTGCTGTATTTCGATCTGGACACCGTAATAACGGGTCAGTTGGATGATATTGCGGCATATACCGGTTTCTTTGCAATCATGCGCGATGCTTATCGGCTGCATGGCTGGCAATCGGCTGTAATGGCCTGGGAAGCCGGCACTTTGGATGATTTATGGCTGGGCTACTGCAATGCCGGATATCCAGAGATTGAAGGCGGGGATCAGGCTTGGATCGAACAATTCCAGCCAAAAGCTGATATCTGGCAGAAGATGTTCCCCAAAGCCTTTCGCTCCTACAAACTCGAATGCAGCGAGTTTGTGCCTAAGGGAACGTCAGTTGTGTACTTTCATGGGCGTCCGAGGCCGCATGAAGTGCAGGGCTGGGTTAAGGATGTATGGAAGATCAGCAACGAAACGATGTTCTTTGCGATGAATGTCAAAGAAGCGGCGGTTCGTAGAAACATTAAATACGCATTAAGTAAACCTAATTGGATTTCAATGTGCGATGGGACGGTGTATCCGGCCATTATTGTGGGTGGCGGACCAAGCTTAGAGGCCGATGTATGGCGCATCCGCGGCTATCAGCTATCCGGTGCCATCGTCTATGCCACCAATAACACCTACAACTATTTAAAAGAGCAAGGCGTTACTCCCAATGCCCATGTGATGCACGATGCGAGGGAGCAGAATCTATCCTTCGTGCCGACCGATGAGACAGTGTGCTACTACGCTTCGCAGTGCCATCCCAAGGTCTTGGATGCTGCCGGCGATAGATTAGTATGTTGGCATCCGCATACAGAGACATGCCTTGATGTGATCGGCAAGGATTCCAAAGGTCCGACCATGGTCAGTGGCGGTTCAACCATCGGGCTTAATGCACTATCACTGGCCTATATCTTAGGTCATCGGCAGTTCCTATTGTTCGGTTTTGACTCCTGCTATGCCGAGAATGAACATCACGCCTATCCTCAGGCTTTAAATGATGATGAGCTGGTGCTCGAAGTCATTGTCCATGGAGAGAAGTTCAACTGTAGCCCCTGGATGATTCAGCAGGGTGAGCAGTTCTTAAGCCTAGCGAATCAATTGACCGCTTTGGGCTGTGAACTATCGATTTATGGTTCAGGGCTAATCCCTACCATGGCCAAACATGCCATGCCGGTATCGACTGCGGCAGACCTTCGTGCCAAGAGCCTGCTCACCTGGCTTCAGGATAAGGAAAACCCGGTGGGTGCTGAGATAGGTGTCTTTGCGGGCGAGTTATCCCGCCGATTGCTCACCCGTGAGGATCTAACACTCTATCTTGTGGACTCCTGGACCGCGCAGCACAAGCCGCAATATGCAGCCTCCGGGGACTTCCATGCCACGCTCACCCAAGAGCAGCAAGAGCGCTACTACCGCATTACCCATCAAATGATCTATTTCGCAGGCCCAAGGGCCAAGATATTGCGCAAGGACTCATCCGATGCAGCCAAAGAGATCCCAGATAAGAGCCTGGACTTCGTTTTTATCGATGCAGATCATTCTTACGAAGGCTGCAAGGCAGACATTGAGGCTTGGGCGCCAAAGATTAAGCCCGGAGGCTTTATCTCAGGGCACGACTACGAGAACACCGCATTCCCCTGCTGGGGAGTGAAACAGGCTGTTACTGAGGCTTTTGGCGAACCAGAATTAGGCGAAAACTACACTTGGAAGGTCAACTTATGAGCGAATTTGCTACACCGCAAACGATTGGGGCGAGCGGCAAGGTCATTTATGGAACAGAAAAGGGCTTATTGGTTCGTTTCTATGCGAAACCTGTGCTCATGGAGGCCATCTCAAAGGAGCAGGGGTATCCATACTATGAGGACCGCGTCTACATAAACATCGTCAGCCCCGGCAACACCAAGACGGTATGGGACATGCTCGCCAAAGGGGTCACTCCTAAGTACAAACAGATTTCAGGGGATGAATATGAGCAAGATGGCTGGGAAATCGATGACACGGAAGGTGAATCAGATCCTACAAAATATCCAGCGGCTTGGGCACTCTTTCTTAAAAAGGGTGAGAAAATCGATAAGGGCTGGGATATTTCTGAGTGGGGCGCTATTACGCGCTCTTTTGCTGAAAGCCTCAAGGCCTTAAATGTGCCTACCGTGGAAGCCCTAGCAGGACTATCTGATGCCGCGGCGTCCAACATCATGGGGGGACGTAAGTTCCGCGATATGGCGAAAGCTGCCTTAGATGAGCAGGAACTGATGAGCCTCGCCACCAAGGAGCAGGAAAAGGCAACCAAGGCAGAAGAGCGGGTAAAAACCTTAGAGAAGCAGATCGAGGGCATGCAGGCGCAGATTAACTCGATGACTAAGAAGAAAGATGCGGCATGAGCCTATTGTCGATCTGTACGGCAGCCTTAACAGAAATCGGACTCCCATCGCTGCCGACGATCATTGGAAATCCTGATCCACAGGCCATACAGACGCTCGCCCTTGCCAATCGTGCCGGCAAGGAGATGGCTGAGGATCCGCGGGCTGCTGGCTATTGGCAGCAGCTGCGCAAGCAATATACGTTCCAGACTTCCGGGGTTGGTCCTTACACCTGCACGATTACACCAGGATCCACTACCCTTACGAATTTATCCAGTACGGTCGGTATTACGATTGGTCAGAACGTCTACTCGACTGGCCTAGTCAACGATACCCTGGTCGTCCCACCGGGAGTTGTGGGCTCCAGCGTTTCAATATCCCAAGCGCCTACGGCGACAATATCCCTCGCGGGACAGTCGGTGACCTTTGCGACTGAGAACTATCCGCTTCCCTCGGATTTGGCCTATTTGATCGTACAGACCGAGTGGGACCGCAACTTCAGATGGCAGTTGCTTGGCCCCTTGGATGCGCAGGAGTGGCAAGTCATCAAGTCAGGCATCAGCCCAGTAGGTCCTCGTATGCGTTTTCGCATCATGCAGGGGCAGTTTTATATCAACCCGGTGGGATCAGCCACCAGTCTCTTCACCGATACGATCGCTTACGAATACGTCAGCAGCTGGTGGGCAGCGATCGCCGCAGCACCTACTGTCGGGGTGAGCAATACCTGGGCGAATGACACGGACGTATCGCTGATTTCCGAAGATCTGATGATATTGAGCCTGAAATGGCGCTTCTTGAAGGCTAAGGGCTTGGATTGGGAGGCTGAGTACAAGGAATACAAAGACAAGTTCGATCGAGTGGCCGGTCGTGCAGCCTCAGCGCGTAACTTGCCGCTCAATGCAAGGGCATCAGGAATTCGACTCTTGAATAGTGCCAATGTCCCAGATACCGGATTTGGGTCATAGAACGTTTCATTGTATCTATACAGAATAACAAAGCGAAATTAACAGCCGATAAAGTACGTATTATTCGCGCAAGACGCAATGCAGGAGAAAACTTGAAGCCATTAGCTATCGAATTCGGTATTACTGAAACCGCGGTCTGTAATCTCTGTTTGCGCAAGACGTGGAAGCACGTTAATTGAAATCGATCACGACTAGCGTTCCGGCGCCGGTCGGCGGGGTTAATGCCCGCGACAGCTTAGCCGCCATGCCGCCCACTGATGCGGTGATCATGGATAACTGGTTTCCGCAGCCATCATATGTATCCTTGCGCAATGGCACGCAGCTTTGGGCTTCCGGTTTGCCGACGCATGTCAATACGGTCATGGCTTATAACGGCTTGCCAACCCGTAAGCTCTTTGCGGCCTCTGGTACTGCGATCTATGACATTACCGCTCAAGGTGCGGTAGGTGCTGCGGTAGTCACTGCGCTATCGAGCGATAAGCTTCAACATGCAATGTTCAATGCCGGTGGGGGCAATTTCCTTATCTGGGTCGATGGGGTCGATACGCCACAGTTCTATAATGGGACTACCGGCAATATCCTGACCTTTAACACGCTGGTTGGTGGCACCCTTTACACGGCAGGCACTTATACCAATGTGCCATTAACGGGTGGCTCAGGCTCAGGAGCACTCGCTACCATTGTAGTGGCCGGAGGTTCGGTCACTTCGGTAACGATTATGGTTAATGGCTGGGGCCAAAACTATCTGGTCGGCGATACGGTCTCCGCTGCTGCAGCTAATATCGGTGGTACAGGATCTGGCTTTAGTATCAATGTGGCGACATTAAGTGCTGGCTGGCATCCCTGCGTGATGACAGGTCCTGCATCGCCTGCGAATCTGATCACGATCACGGTGCATCAGCAGCGCTGCTGGTATATCGAAAATAACACCATGAACGTCTGGTATGCGCCCGTGACAGCATTCCAGGGTGCACTTACGCTATTGCCGCTTGGGTCGCTGTTTAAGATGGGTGGCACGCTCATGCAAATGGCGTCCTGGACCATCCAGAATGTGGCCGGCATCAGCGACTATGCGGCCTTCATCACGACAGAAGGTGAGGTAGCGCTATATCAAGGCTATGACCCCTCTCAAGTATCGACATGGTCACTGGTCGGAATATTTAGGATTGGGAGGCCCATAGGCCGACGCTGTTATTGCAAACTGGCATCTGATATCGCGGTCATTACTGCCGATGGGCTCACATCCTTAAATGCCGCAGTACTCACTGATCGGGTAGATGCGGATAAGCAGCTAACGTTTAAGATATTAAACGCTATCAACAATGATGTGCAGAACTATAACGCCAACTTCGGCTGGCAGCCGATCGATTACCCATTGGGTAATAAGATCATCATCAACGTGCCGGAAGTGACGAATTCCGTGATGCACCAATGGGTACAAAATCCCATCTCCAGGGCTTGGTGTCGGTTTCGCAACTGGAACGCCAATTGTTGGGAACTGCAGCAAGACTCGCTCTATTACGGCGAGCAGACGCAAGTATTTTTAGCCGATCAAGGTAACAGCGATGCAGGGAATGCGATTACTGAGGACTGCAAACCGGCTTTTTCATATTTTAGTAAGTCTGGGCCAGGAGGATCTTCTTCATCATTGATGGGAGTCTTAAAACGCTTTGTAATGGCGCGGCCGATCTTTCAAAGCAATTCAAACCTTGTGCCGACGATTACTCTAAATGTGGATTTTCAGGATGTCATGCGCAGCCCGCAATCGATCAATTCAGCCGCTGGGAGTCCATGGAATACGAGTCCATGGAACACCTCACCTTGGGCAACCGGCAATATTTTCATCAAGAACTGGCAGGGCATATCGGGGTTAGGCTATGTCGCATCTGGCCGTATCACACTCCAGACCAATGGAGTCGCAGCCAATTGGTTCTCAACTGACTACATGTTCGAGCCTGGCGGGCCCATTTAGGCAGCTGCGAACTGGCCTAATTGTAGATAATGATCAACGCTTGGCTGATTGGTGCGCCACTCGGATGCCGCATTTCAGCGGCTGGGGCACACAGCCACGGGCTGTGGGTCTTGAGGTCAGAAGCAGGATCCGCGCTGCCGTTGTGTATACCAATTATAGCGTAGGAAATGTCTTTGCTTCCATTGCGATCGATGGGCGCATGAATCGTCAATTCCTGCATGCCATTTTCTATAATCCTTTTATCGCCTGGGGTGTGAGGCATATCACCTGCACCATCGAGGATGAGAACGTGAAGTCACTCAAATTATGCAAACACTTAGGTTTTAAGCAATGCGGACGCTTACGGCAAGCGGCATTCAACGGTGGAGATATCATCATTATGGGCATGCTAGAAAGCGAATGTAGGTACTTGAAATGAGTAAGGGCGGCGGCAACGCTCCGCAACCGGTAGACCCATATCAGCAAGCGAGTGCTCAGTATGGCTTAAACACCGGTACCGCAAACTATAATGCGGCGCTTAATCGTACTGGCAATAGCAATGCGTTAGGCTCGAGCGGTTGGAATGTCTCTGGTACTGATCCTCGCACCGGAGCGCCACTATATAATTTCTCGACTCAATTAGCCCCGCAGTTTCAACAAGCGATCCAAACCCCTTTAGATACCTCACAGATTGCAGGCGGTGGGGCGAATAGTCCCAGCGTGAGCATGGGCAATCAGAATGTGGCCAATTCGCTCTTTGGCGAACAGATGGGCTATTTGGCGCCTCAATATGCGCAGCAGCAGACTTCTCAGAATGCACAGCTCGCTGCTGAGGGTGCAACGCCAGGATCTGAGGCTTGGAACAACGCACAGGGCAATCTAGCCCGTAATCAAACGTTCGGTGAGAATCAAGCGGCTAATTCGGCCATCACGGGAGCCACTGCACAGCAGGGGCAGTTGCAGAATATGGCTATGCAGGGCTTAAACGCTCAGCAATTAGCCCAGCAAGCCCCGGTGAATCTATTCAATGCGCTATCTGGTCAGGGTGGCTCTGCCCAAGCAGCAAACACCGACATTATGGGAGCTTTCAATAATCAGTATCAGGGGCAATTAAATGCCGCGAATGCACAGAATGCGAGCAATAATGCCTTGACTGGCGATGCCGCGGGCTTGGCTTCATCCTATCTTATGTATCTGGCACTTGCCGGAGGTGGTTAAATGTCTATGGATCCGCAAATGTTGGCCGCTATGCTCATGCAGCAAGGAGGGCAACAGCCACAAAATCAGTCTATCGGCGGTATGCAGCCTAAGACCGGAATTGCTGGTGCTGGCATGCAGGGCGGCACTGACTTGATGAAGGCCCTCATGATGCAACGCCTGATGCAAAATCAGCAGCAGGGACAAGCTAATGCCATGCTGCCTGGAACTCAGCAGATGATGAACAGTCAGGCCCCGGCAATGGCTAGCGCCATTCAACCACCACCGATACCGGGGATGAGTCAGTAAATGCCTGATCCGAATGCGACTCAGCCGCCATATCTAGATCCATCGGCATATCCTGATTATCTAGATATGCAGCGCAAGCAGATGCTTGCGCAGATGCTGATGCAAAATACCCAGCAGAGCAATCAAACGCCCTCTGATTGGAACCAAATGCGGTTAGTACCGCGGCGCAGCCCATTGCAGGGACTATCCACATTAGCTTCGAGCATGCTTGCCGCAAATGCCCTTAAAGGCTCACAGCAGGCCCAGCAGAAGTACTTTCAGAACATCTATGGCGGTGGGCAGCCACAGGGCCAATCGGCCCCTGCGCAGTCCCAAGGGCCTCCACAGCCTGGGCAACAGCCACAAATGCAGCAGCCTCAACAGAATCCGCTGATCCCCAACGGCATGAGCCAAGGCACTGCGCAGCAGATGATTGGCATGATGGGACCGGAGAAGTATGCAGAGAGCTTCATTGCGCCGAACTATAAGCCTGCGGAGGTAAAAGCAGAGATTCGCGCCGCTGGTATTGATCCAGACTCGCCGTTAGGGCGGCAACTGGCACAAGGCAGGCTTGCCAAGTCCAACTATGTGGCTCCGATCGAGCAGCGGCCTGGAGCTATTGAGCGCGATCCTTTTAGCAATCAGGTGATCGGCCAGAATCCATCCTTGCCACAAGGAGCCGTGAATACTTATGACCGAGAAGGCAAACTTTCAGGATCTGCGATGTCGCCCGGAGCGACGGAAGCGATTGCCCAAGCTGCAGGTGCGCAAACGGCCGGCAAGGTCGCCAATGAATATACGACGCTGCCCACCGCAAGTGGCGGCTCCGCAGTAGTCGGTGGACCACATACGGGGTTGCCGAATGCTCCTAGCTATTTTCCGAAGCCTACAGCATTGCCTGGATCCGCAGCGCCACCGCAAGCGCCTCCCGTGAATCCTAACAGTCCATGGGCAAGCATGCCTAAGCTAGCGACTCCTGAAGGAATTGGGGCTCCCGGTGAATTTACTAAGACAATGCTCAAGAATGCAGCGGATAAGCATGCTGAATTAGTGACCAAGTATGGTGCTGAGGCCGATACGGCTGACCAGAAAATGAATTACAACAATGAGGCGTTAAAGGCGCTCCCTAATGCAGAAGTTGGCCCAATTTCGCATTTTATGACTGAGAATCGCGCGAAGCTTCAGGAATGGGGCGTAAGTCCTAAATTGATTCCTGGCAGTGGGACGGTGACGCCGACCTTTGAACTCAATAAGAACTTGCTTAACTCAGCCTTGCAGGGTGCTAAGCAGATCTATGGTGCCCGCATGACGAGCAATGAGGTCATGCTGCAAAAGAACGAAGCCAGCCCTTCTGTGGCTACCTCGCAGCAGGCCGTTAAAAGCCTCATTCAGCAGGATAATGCTAAGAATGCGTACTTTAAGCAGCGATCTCAGGATTATGGGCAATATATGCAGCAAGGAGGGGATCCAAATCGCTTTGAGAGTTGGTATTCCAATAAGTTTCCGCTACAAGACTTTGCCAAGAAATATGCAACGCCGCCGCAAGCTATCGCATTGCTAAAGACTAATCCGGCTTCGGCAGCGGCGTTTAAGCAAAAATATGGATGGTTGCCTGATGCCAGCAGCAGCCCCTAATATTTATGATCAATTCGATGATCCACAACCGACGCAAACGATAGCGGCTTCCTCATCAACGAAAGAAGTCAATCCTTTTGATCAGTTTGATCCCCCAGAAGTGCAAGCAGCTCGCGCACAGCAAAATAAAAAGATTGATCCGTTGCGTCAGGTAGCTTTGCAAGGTCGTGCTATCGGTGAAGGTGTAAGTAGTGCTTTGACACTTCCACTCACTGCAATGACTGCTTTGCAGAATACTCCTGCTTATATTGCCAATAATGTATTTGGTGGGAAATATCCTTATCGACCGTTTCCATCTCAGGGTATTTCAGCGGCTCTCAATAAAGCGGGAGCCCCCAACCCTGAAACTCCTGGCGAGCAATTAGGATCTGCTGCTACTCGTGGTGTTACCGGGGCCTTGACAATGAGTCCTGCTGGCATACCTGCTGCCATTAGATCAGGTATGTCAGGACTCACTGGTGCTAGTTCATCTGAGATTGCACGGCAATTAGGTGCTCCAGGCTGGGCACAAGTAGGGGCTGGTATTGTAGGTGGTCAAGTGCCATTAGCCTTAGAGCAAACGGGCGCAAATCTTTTCGATCTGGCACGCCCGGCAACCGCTGCTGGCCAACAGAGATTGGCGGGGAATCTATTCAATCAACAGGCTCGCAATCCGCAAGCGGCCATTCAAAATCTCGAAAGTAGTCAACCCATAGTTCCTGGATCAATGCCAACATCTGGACCGGCGTCTGGTGATATTGGTCTATTGGGTTTAGAGAAAGGCTTGCGCGGTAATAGTCCTGCTGAATTTGGCGAGCGTCTATCGGGGCAAAATACTGCGCAGCAAGCCGAATTGTCGAGTATGGCTGGGAAACCCAGTGATATTACTGCTGCTGAACAAGCTCGCGATGCAGCCACTAAGGCCAGCAGAGATGCGGCTTTTGCAAATGCTGGATCAGCCAATGTTAGCCCAGTTATCAGTAAGATTAATGGCCTATTGGCAAGTCCGATCGGCAAGCGCGATATCCCATCGCAGGCTCTGACTTGGCTTAAGGGTAAATTGGTG